AAAGTAGAGTTCCGAGTTTGGATCGAGGGTGTTGATGCCTTCTTTCTCGAAGAATACAGCCACTCCGATTTCTCGCAGTTCGTGTACCATTGTCAGCAGTTCTTCGGTGTTACGGCTGAACCTTTGTACCGACTTGGTGAAGATGATGTCTATCTTTCCATTTCGGCAAGCATCGACCATAGCAAGGAACTGTGGTCTGCGGTTTGCGAACTTGCCGCTTATGCCTTTGTCTGCATAGATGCCTACATATTCGTACTCGGCGCTGTTGCCCAAGGTTTCTGCCCAATAAGCACTCTGGAATTCGTAACTATGCTCTTGGCTTCTTCTTGAGGTCGAGACTCTTGCATAAGCTGCGGCTCTTTTCTTGCCCATGTTTTCCTCCTTTGAGACTTTTTGTCTCTTTAATCTCCCGTGCTGTGGGAACTATTCTTGGTATAAAAATTTGTCCCACCCGCATGGGGCAGGACAAACAATACCGTATAATTCAAGCAAAGTCCAGTGCAATTTGCGAGAATTTACAAAATAAACGTACTTTTATTTTTAGCGAGGATGCGGTCTCGTTCCTCATTGCTGATGAGACCCTTCATCCATAGTTTCATCACGATAGCATCGGCGAAGGCTCTCTTTGCATTTGCCTTATCCATTATCGTTTTCCCCCTTGCCGAGCTGCTTGATGATCTGATTTGCACCCGTTGCCGTAAGACCGCTTGCACCGCCTATCACGATGGCTACGAGGATGTTCTCGGCAGGTACGATGGACGGAATTGCATAGTAGCAAATCACGCCACACACCGCTCCGAGTGCGGTCGCAATGATGGGAATCCATCTCTTGAACTTCTCGTTGCCACCAACCGCATATTTGATGAGGTTGACAATCCAATAAACGACCGCTGCAATGGCGGGTACGCTGATGATTTCCAAATACTGTTCCATAGGTTATACCTCCGTCTGTTCTGTTAGTTGCCACCTTGTCGGTGTGCATTTTGCTCCAAGAGGAACTCATACAGCTCCTCATCCGCTTTCTTGTATGCCTTGATTGCCGCCGCCATCTCGCCGTTGGTTCGTCCATCTCTGATGGCAATTGCATCGGCATAGGTGAGCTTGCCAACCGCGTCTATGCATTTGAGGATGAGGATATTCTCCCTCGCTGTCTGCTTATCGCGTTCGGCTTGCTCTCGTTCTCTCTTGTCGAAGAACCGTTTCAAAAAATAAAGCACCATACCGCTTACGATGGCGCTTAATATGCTGATAATTATTGCTGTCATTTTGTCCTCCTTACCCCTCTGACTCTTTCTTCAAATATGCAAGGGCATCGTCTATGACGGACTTGTATTTCAGCCTGTCATCCTCCGTTTTGTATGCCTTTATCCATTCGATGATTTCAGGGGTCATCTCTAAAGAAAAAGTACCCGTTTTCTTGTAGTTTTCTACGATATGCTTGATTCGTACCAAGTGGTAGTATCGCTTTTCGTAATCGCCAAGTGCAATAAAACGGGAAAAATATCGCACTACTTTCTTCAGCCAAACCTTGTAATTGTCAAGGAATTTTGCCCGGTACTCTTCGATGAGTGGCTCTATCTCTTTGTCGATATAAAGGATGGTGTCCGGGAAAGAGAAAATCTCGTCATTGTGTACCTCGTAGTATTCTGCAAGGTCATCGCTGAACTCCATCTTATCTTTCCAAAAAGGTAGACCGAAAATGAAATATTCCTTGCCCTCGCCGCCCATGTGCATTAGTCCTTTGAAGTCCTTGAGGACTACAACGAAATCCTCATCGCTATGGTCGGTTGACGTGCCAAAGGCATGAGACCCGCATCGGTAAATCAACAGCACTTTTTCGTGCCTGAATTCTTTTAATATGGTTTCCATTATCGAGTCCTCCTTATCTCAATCCGTAAAGGTGCGAAACATAGTGCGATGTGTTAGCACACGAAAAACTGATGTATCCGCTATTTTTAGAATAGCCAACGATTACGTTGTACGATGTCCCGCCTACCGTGTAAGCACAAGTGTAGTTGGATAAATCGCTGATACCACCGCCGGGAAAGCCTATAAGCTGTCCCGTATTCATTCTGCAAATGAAGTAGGTGCTTGCCTTGGAGCTTATTTGATCCTCTTCGAGATAAACATCGGAATCGTAGCTCTTCGGGCAGGTTTTTGAGTACATCGTCTTGTAGGTGTTGAGGTAGGACATAATGTCTGCCGTTTTTGCGTAAGGGGTCATATCTACACCCGCGGGAATCCCGGTAAGGTCGCTGAATCTTCCCGTGGTTGCTACCCTTGCCAAGCCTGTTACCTTTGCCGCCTCCACCGTTGCAACCTTTTCATTTGTTACCGCAGCATCTCCGAGTTTGCTTGTGGTGATAGCTCCATCGGCGATTCTGCTGTTGGTTACCGCACTCGGTGCTATCTTCGGCTCGGTCACGGCTTCATCGGCTATCTTGGCGGTTACGACCGCTCCCGTAGCGAGTTTACCGTAGGTAACAGCATTACTCGCTATCTTGCCTTGAGTTATCGCACCGCTTTCGATATCCTCGGTATCGACCGTGTCCTTGAATGCGAGTGCTTTTAGATCGGAGAACCATTTCCTTATCTTACCGACTATCACCTTGAGCTTTTCGCCCGAAGTGATGTTCGTGCGTTCAGTTGCCTCGGTACTCGTTATCGCTCCGTCTTGCACCTGATGCGTCTCTATTTTGACCTCGTTGAGATAGATTTCGTTTTCTCCAAGGGTGTTGAAGATGTCCGGGGTGACTTGACTTTCTACTGTAAAGTTAGTTCGTGGGTCTTTCCAAGTAGCCATGTTTCCTCCTATACTTTTCGTCCACGAGTCTCCTGTGTGAGACCACCGTCGAATGTGATTTTATTGTATTCGCATATGAGTTGGCTCTCGGCATTGAACCTGTCGTATGCGGTGTAGTGTTGCCCAAGTTTAAGGGCGGGGTTACCTCTCCACGTTTGCGTGATTACGCCCTCTCCCGCTTTCATCTTATCGAGCAGAACCGTAGCGATGTATTCTGCGTGAGCTGCGGACTGAACGAGTTCGCTTGTAGGATGTGTGTAGAGGATTTCGCCATAATCGTCCACGCTTTTTTGGTCTTTCTTAACGATAGACTTTGTGGTGACTTCGATGGCATTGCCTGATATGGTTACGATGCCTGTTTGCGTGTCTGCGGAGTTGTTTACCACCGTTAGAGAGCAAGAGTTGACACCGCTGTTAAAGGCTCGAATCCTTATGTGTGAGTTGTCGAAGATTGCTGTCACATAGGCTATCTCCGTGGTGTAATCGATCTCGATGGTTCGCTCTTCGCCTCCTTCGAGCTCTATTTCTACCTCGGCTGCTGTCACAAGGTCTTCTCCGATATCGATTTGGCAATATTCCACCTTTATGCAGTTTGCGAATTCCGTAAGGGACACGTTCGAGCTGTAGGTGAACATATTGGAGGGACTTATCTCAACGGCACTATCCACCGTGGCATCTCTCTCCGCTCTGACGATGAGCTTGCCGTCTCGATCCTTGAAGATTTTACACAACCCGGCATTGGCAATCTCTTGGAGTGCATCCCACACCGTTGTCTTAGGTAGGTATGCGGTCGGCACGATGATGTCCTTTAGTGTGTCGGATATCACGAAGTCCGAGGGTTTGAGACCACCTGCCACGAAGATGTGTTCTGCTATTTCGTACAGCGAGGTGTTTGTCGTTAATGCAAAACCAACGTATGTGCGGTCTTGCAATCGGAGCAATTTATCCACAGTTGAAAGTTTTACCCATTGGCTGTCTTGGCTCACTTGCCATTCATCGGAGAAGAAAGTGCCAAGCGGTGTATAGACGATGTTTCCGAATTCGTCCTTGATACCTATACTTGGGGTAACTTTTCTGTCAAGAATGACGAGCGAACGGAGGTATCCTCGGTCGAACTTTCGGTCGGTGTTATGGATGGTTACCGTCATTGTGTCCGAGCTGAGGTTGTAGTTGCCCTCTGCCGAACCGAATTCTTCGTTTATTTCAAAGGATTGGAGGGTGTCTCCCTCATATACCTCGAATAGGGATTCGTAGAACTGCAGAATTTTGGCACAGGCGTTGGGCTGACTCCACTTGAGTATTGTGAGCCTTATCTCGGTTATATCGTCCACCTTGGGTTCAACAATCGCCTCAAGGTGCGTGTTGTCGGTGACGGTGATGCTCTTGACCACCACTCCATTCCTCTTGCAGTCAACCCTGAAATCTCTTGGGTACTGTCCGAGCTTGTTATCGCCGTGGATTCTCCATGAGATGATGGGTCGCTGTACGAATGAGAGTTCAATGTACGGAGGGTTTGAAAAGACACCGTCCGCACCGCATAAAGCACCGCTCCACCAACCAAGGACACAAGTGTCTGTGAGCATTTGGAAAGAACCGTCCATCGTGGAGTTTCCGTCCATCGTGCAGGCTCGAATGCTCGGGACGGCATATCCCCAATAAACCTCGTTAGGATGGCTGATTGCGGAGTTTGAACTTTGGACTGTTGCTATCTCTTTACTGACGGTCGCATCGGAGTATATGATCTCGACTTTACCGTATATCTTTCTCGGATTATCTTGGTAATTCATATGCCACCTATCTCTCCTTGAAAAGGACTGCGACCGACTTCCAAATGAGCTTGTTCTTTGCCCAATCGAAGTATGGCATATACGCGAGGTTTTCCCCTCTTGCTACCATTGTTACGATGCCACCCGTCTCCTTGTCGTGGAATGCTATGGTGGCAAATCTTGAGTTTTTGATTGCGGTCGATAGTTTGCTCATATCCTCTTTGGAGAGGTACTCCCATCGCACATCGACCTTTCTTTTTTCGCCTATGATATCGACTACCATAGTACCGTCCATTGTTCGCTCCGCACGGTCGAGGGATTCGAGTGATATGTTTATCTCGGTCGGCGAAGCGATTGCGATTCCATTGATTTTGAAAAATTCCACTCTTATCCCTCCTTCAAAAAGATTCCGTTACGCTTGTATTCGCGTGTTAATTTCGGCACGATGAGTCGTGCAAAGGTTTGCCCGTCTATCTCCATTACGATTTCCTCGCCCTCGGAGGTAGCTGCGGAATTTGTTGCTGTCATGCCTTGAAGTAGTCCGTTCAAGAGGTCTCCGTAGGGACTTGTTCCCGTACCCACCATCGCCCTTGCCGGGGAGTTGGTAAAGTTCAAGGCACTTGCCACTTGCATTGCGGCCCTTTGGATGAGCGGAACGTCCGCATACATATCCTCTGCCATCATGTTCATAAGGTTCGGAATCCATTCGTCTGCCGTATGACCCGGTCCCTTTTTGGTGGGTGAACCGAATCCGAGGAAGTCTTTGATGGACTGTCCAATTTCCTTAACTCCGTTGACCACGGAATCCCAAGCCTTTTTAATACCGTCTGCGATATTTTGAATGAGGTTCTTACCCCAATCGAAGGCTTGCGTGAACATATCTTTGAAGAAGTCTCCGATGCTTGAGAAGAGCGAGGTTATTTGCTCCCAAATCCAAGAGCAGACCGACTTTATTCCTTCCCAACAGTTGACGAAGAACTGCGAAATTCCGTCCCACGCGGACTTGAAAATGTCTACGATTGTTGAGCCGAGATTCCCGAAGAACTGACCCATCGCATCGCAAAATCCTTGTATGAATTCCCATATTCCGAGGAATATATTCTTAATGGCTGACCAAAGGTTGGTTGCCACATCTTTCATGTGTTCCCAAGCCTCCGACCAATCTCCTCGCAGTAAAGCACAGACCATCTGCACCACCGAACAAACCACCTCTCCGATGTCGAGTACCGCCAAAATCAGCGGGCCGAGTGCAGAGATAATGCCCGAAACCACGGAATACACGACTCCATAAAGGGTCATGACAATTCCTCCGATGAGCTCGAAGATGGGTTTTAGGGTTTCGTATAGTGCTACAAGGGTGTCCCAAAGCGATAGGAAAAGTTGCTTGACTGCTTCCCATATCGGTCGCACGTAGGTCAGGAATTTCATGACCGCGTCTGCTATGATGTTGAAACAGTTTATCGCAATATTCCAAATAAATGTGAAGAGCTGCTTTACCGTGTTCCAAATTGCGGCTCCGTGTTCCTCGAAGAATGCGGCAATAAAATTTACCGCATCGACTATTATGTCTACCACGATTCCGAAGACTTGTACCACGATGTCCCAAATCTTTGAGAAGACCTGACTAAAGCATTTCCACAGTTTTTGCAAACAGTTGATTACATTTTTGATGAGTTTTTCGCCGTTTTTGCTCCACCAATCCTTGATGGCTTCTACTGCCTTGAGGACAAATGCCTTTATCTTTTCCCATATTTTCTTGACCGCATTTCGGAAGTCTTCGTTGGTGTTCCACAGGTAAAGGAGGACACCGACTACTGCGGCCACAATGGCGATGATGAGACCTACTTTGGAGAATAAAAGCGACGCGACTTTTGCTATCGAACCTACGCTTGAAATGACCTTTCCGAGGACAATGAGTAACGGTCCAAGAGCTGCGGCTAAAAGTGCCACACCCACGATGGTCTTCTTGGTGCTTGAGGATAGCCCCATAAATTTGTTTATGAGTGGCGTGATGTACTTTTGGAGCAGTTCTCGTATGATCGGGATTAGGATGTCTCCGAACTGCAAGGCAACCTCTTCAAGCATCGACTTCATAATCTTGAGCTGTCCGCTCAATGTGTCGAGCTGGGTCTCCGCCATCTCTGTCGCTTTGTTCGTTCCCGTGACCGCTGCGGTCATATCTCGGACTGCATCTCCGCCCGCACTCATAAGGGCAAGCATACCCGGACCTGCTCTTGCTCCGAACACCTCCATTGCTTGTGCGGTTGTCATTCCCGCATCGGACAAGGTATCAAGGATGCTTGCAAGGTCATTGCTTACCGGGTCAAGGTCTTCGAGATTAACTCCGAGTTCCTCAAATACTGCCACCGCAGATGAGGTCGGATTCATGAGGGATACGAGTGCTTGGCGTAGAGATGTACCCGCTGTAGATCCGTCATAACCCGCATTATAAAGAACACTTAACGCACCTGTTACCTCTTCAATCTCCCAACCGAGTGAATTGGCAACCGGGCCTATATAACCCATTGATGTGGAAAGTTTATCCATGCTTGCCATGGATGCACCAATCGCTGCGGCATAGACATTTGTCACTCGTTCAGCTTCGCTTGCTTCGAGACCGAATTGGTTAAGTGCCGAAATGACCGTATCGGTTGTGAAAGCGAGGTCGCTCTGGGTTGCCGATGCAAGGTTAAGAGTTGCCTCAATGGAACTTGCCATTTGGTCGACTTTGTAACCTGCCGATGCCATGTAGTAGAGAGCGTCGGCTGCATCGGATGCCGAGAAGACCGTTTTCGCACCCATTTCACGTGCAAGGTCGGTCATCTCTTGGAGTTCCTCTCCCGTTGCACCCGCTACCGATGCCGCATTCGCCATAGACTGTTGGAAGTCAGCGGATATCTTGACCGCCGTTCCTCCGAGAGCCATTAGCGGAGCGGTTATACTTGCTGTCAGCTTCGTACCCGCTTTGGTGAATGACGATGCTACCTTTTGGATTTGCTTTTGTGCTGACTGCAAGCCTTTAGAGAGCGAGGAAATGTCCGCCGCTATCTTAACGACAAGGTTTCTTATAACAGCCATTTATCCTCACCCCCTTATTTGATAATCACACCTTTTTCCGCCGCCATTGCTTTTAGAATGGCATCGCTCATGCTACTCTTTTTGCTCGGTCGCTTGCGTGCTTTCTTGAGTACGTTTTCAAGAGGTGGCAAGCGTTTCTGCCGGGCGAATGCCTCTGTATGCCAAGCGAGGCACAAATCGTCTTCAAAGTCTCTTTGTTCTCGCTCGGTCTTGGCTTTCGCAAGGAGGGTCAGTTCGTATGGTGTGTATTCGCCAACGACCAACGGGTCGATGTCAAGCACCACTACCGCTCGGTCGCAAAAAGAGGACAAGTCAAAGGTGGCGGAACTCATTCCCCCTGTGTGGGTTTTCCTTTGGTCTTGCCGAATGCCTCGGTCAGAGCCTTGCCAACCTTATCGGCTACTTCGTTAAGGTCGGAGTATTCGTCAATGAGGTCTCCGACTGCCTCAATGGTGAGGTCTTTGTCTTCGTGATAAAGACCTGCATAGACGATTGCGAGGAGGTCTTTCACTCCCACGTTCTTGAGGTCAAGTGCCATAAGGGACTTGCCCGTGATGTCCTCGATCTTGGCGAGAGCATTCATTCCGTATCGGAGTGTTCTCGGCTTATCGAGCTCGTATGTGATGCCTTTCTTCATTAGTTGCTACCTCCTGCGCCGCTTGCCCCGGTCTCGAAAGACAATGCTCCCGTTCCCGTGAATTCAATGCTGATGGACACGACATCATCGACGGGGTCTTCGATTGAAAGACTGCTGATGTATGCCTCGCCCGTGTAGTAATTGCTACCGTCCACATAGAGCTTGACCACTACGGTGTCTCCATTGAGGTATGCGGTCTGCAATGCCTTCTGTCCCGTGGTATCGGTGGGGACTTCGTAATCGCCCTCGCTCGATGCTGTCCACTCTTTCAGACCCGTGATGTATTTCTTCCAATCATCTCCGAGTGCGGTGGTTTCGAGGGTTTCAAGGGAAAGTTCGAGCGACCAATTCTTGATGCCGACCACCTTGGTCGTACTTGAATTGCCGACTACGACTTTGCCGTTTTTACCTGCTACAGCCATTGTATTTTCCTCCTATTTTTCGTTGTATTGGATGTCGAATTCGATGCTCGACATATACTCCTCGGTGTCATACTTGAGGGCAGTATTGCCGTTGTACTCGTAATCCGTTTTGATGAATACGGCTTCGATCCATAAGCCGCACATATCGCCGTGGTAGTCCTGAAAGGCTCTTTTGACCATTCGGGACAGTTCTCGGCATTTCTTGTAGGTTGTATCGTGACAGACAAATTGCATCGTTTGCCTTACATAACCCGTGTCCCCCTGTAGTGCCGAATCGTAGTTGGCAAGGACGGGAGAATAAACGATGGCGGGTAAAGATGCATTCTGTGGGAGGACGATCGGGTATATCCTATCGTCCACACGCCCCACAATTTCGTCTCTGGTCTTGAGGTACTCAAAGACTGCTTGGGATATGTCTTTCATAGTTTCCTCCCCACAGAACGCGAAATTTCGGCTACAATTTCGTCATTGATCTGATTGATGTTGTTATCCACGGCATTCCGCAGAAAAGGGTTTGCCGGGCGTCCTCTTGCTCCAAGTTCGACGTGTGTGCCATACTTGAGAGACTTGTCGTAGTCCACTTGCACCGTGGCTTTCGTTGCGGTTGCTTTTCCCTCGGTCAAGTGGAGAGATGCTTTCAATGCTCCTGTGTCCACAGGACAATGCCTACGAGCGTCTTCGAGGGCGATTCTACCCCCGGCTGTCGCTCCTTTCATAAGCACAGCACTTGCAGCATCCTCCATGGCTTTTAGGTCTTTCACAAGGGAGCTTGCCCCCTCAACTCCTACTTTCACTTTCCGCTGTTTTGCGCTGTAACCCATTGTTTACCATCTCC